TTAATAGGATACGCATTAACGCCTTGGTTATTATAATTTGAGCCTGATCTTTCGTAAGGACGAAGACCAAAAGCTGCATCTATATTAGCCATAATTTGTCTCCTTTAGACAATGTTGGTGTAACATAGATCTTAACCATTAAGATTTTTTGTTTCCACCAAATTCTACCCGAGATTGCCTATCTTGTGAAATTGGCATGGAGGGGTGCTCTTCCCTCATAAGGTCGTTGTCAACTGATTTTTGTTGATCGTTAGTTAAATTAGCAAAATATTCATCTCTTGATTCTTTAACTTCAATCGGACATCTCATTAACATTAATCCACCTACTGCAATAGTGCCTTTAAATTTTCCCTCACTTAAATGAGGTAAATCTATCCTGTCTGGATATTCATCTGCTTTCACAGGTTCATATCCCGATCTGATTCTAGAAACTACATTTTTATCATCTTGTGTACCTCTATACTCAAATCTTACCCACCGATGGTGAAAACCTTCTGGTGGCTCAGGGGCATCTAAATTAGATGGCGGAACCCAACCTTTTTTACGAGTTTTTTGTTCACGGGTTTCTAATTTGCGTGAGGTTTTTTGTTTACTATCTATAGTCATATTACGCCTCCTTCACGTGTTTTGCGTACTCTTCAAGTGGCACACCAAGTCTTTTAGCTATTGCTATCTGGGAGGGTGTGAGTCTCACTACTTTGCGTCCATTTTTTGTCGATCTATTAGCAGAGGCAACCGTTTGGACTCTTCGGCTGTCTTTGTTCTTATCCTCGAATTTATGAGGAAACTCTTTTTTTATTCGTTTGTCAAGCTCATTATAATACTCATCTGTCTTGCCGTCAAACCCTTCTTCAGAAATTAATTTTTTATGAAAAGATAAAGCCGTAAAAGTCATTGCTTCATCTTTACCAAACCACTCATTTTTTTCTGCCCAAGCTTCTGCTTTTGGATCAGGTTGAGCTTGTTTAGGAGGAGGAGGAGTAGAAGTAGGAGGAGTAGGATCATTTTTTAAATTTTCTTTTATTTGCTCTCTTTGTTTTATAGAAGAATTAGCTCTTTCTTCTTCAATTGCTAATCTAGCGATTGCTTTTTGAGCTTCTACTTGAGCTTTTACATCTCCAGCATTTATTGCTGATTGAAGTACAGATTCCGCTTTATTAAGTTCTGATTTAACTCTAGCAGAATATTCATTAATATATCCTTCATCAACTTTAGTCATTTTGCCTTTAAGAGTGTCTCTTTCTTCTTTTACAGATTTAGCATACACTAAGGCTTCTTCTTTTTGACGTTCTGCTTCTCTAATTTTAAAAGTAAGTTTATCAATTCTTTTTTTGACTGATTGTGAATATTCTTCCCCTTCTTCACTTGTAACTGTTTCTTCATTAGTAGAAACTTCTGCAACTGTTTCTTCTAAATCATCATTTTTATTTTCTATCTCTATATCCATTGATTCACCAGATGTATCTATTGGAATAGTTTTATTAGTCTCTTCTTTAGTATTTAATATTGTTGGCATGGGCCCTCCATGTTAAATTAAGTTAGCTGGCAAAATATCTCGAGGATCTTCGACAACTGCCAGTACTTCATCGTCGTTGATTATACGAAGTTCACCACCATCAATGCTAAGTCTAGCTCCTGCATATTTTGTAATGATAATCCAATCGTCTTTCTTGCACCATGCACCATTAGGAAATTTATCTTTATCCATGTAAGCATCAGGACCTACGGCAATAACTTTACAAATATTAGTAGCAATTGAAGCTTGTTCAATAGCGGTATCTGTAAGAATTACACCTCCTGCTGTTTTACCTTCTAATTTTAAAGGAAATAAAACAAGACGATATCCTGTTGGTTTAGGTACTTTTTCTATATCTTTTTTCTGTGTTTCTTTTTTTTTACCATCCCAAATATGTTTTGGCATAATAAGTTTACTTTCTGGTTTATTCATCCGATAGCTCCTGTTTTTTTAGCAGGTCCGTGAGTTCCTGTACTTCTTGTTTTAAAGCATGTAACTTTCCCGTTAAATACTTATATTCGTCCCAATTTGGAACGCCTTGTAATATAGCTTGTTCTACGGTTGCTTGTCTAGCAATTAATTCTTTTTTGTAATAGGTAAAAAAATTTTCTAAGCGCATGATTTCATTTGGTCAGCTAATTTTTTGCAACGATTTGGAGTTTGTTTATTCCATTTCGAGTCGAGCATCTCGTAGCTCGCACCAATAAAATTGCTTTCCTGCAGGCATTTCCACATCATACGGAACTTGGACACGCCTGTAGGGCCAAGCTGAAATACCATTTCGGTAATGGTATGCTGCGCTGTTGTAGGTAAATCAGTTACACCATGTTCTTCCATAAGTGTTCTAGCTTTACCTATTGCATTATTTAAATCTTTATCAAATACTTCTTGTAGTTCTTCTTTTGTGTAAGTCTTACCATCTTCAAACTTATCTTCGTGTACTACTTTATGGCCCCAGCCTATTGTGCGAAATCCTTCAGTGTCTATGTAAACGTGATCTCTGAAGCCTTCGGATAATTTTACGGAACCAGCTAATTCGTCGTATGTCATGTAAATATTCTTGTTGTTGGCCTTTTATCTGGTAACATTCTACCAAAACCTCTTGGATTTACGGTTATATAGCCTCCATTAGATTTTTTTACAATCTTATTTCCATGTTTTTTTGCCCAACTTTTTGCTATCTTAGGCTCATTTGCATAAAGATATGCTCTTTGTTTTTTAGAACGAAAGGGCATTAAGTTTTCTTTTTAGGTTTAAAAGCAGTTTTAGCTGATTGTTTTAAAGCTTTTGCGGAAACGGTGCCTTTTCCAGGTCGACTCGTGCCCTCTTTTTTGCGTTTGTTCATGTTGTAATAAAGTCCCTTTTTAACAGTTCTTCCATCTTTAGTTACATAAGTTCCTTTACTTGCTTTAATAACAGAACCTTCTCTCGAACCTTTTGCTATGCCACCATTTTTTTTCTTAATAACTCCTCTGCCAATTAAAACATCTTTACGAGTTATTTTACCATCACCACTTAAATCTTTTAATTTTCTTTTTTTCATTTTGTTAAACCTTTCGCTTTTTCAAAAGTGCGGAGTCCCGATACGCCCAACATTGAAGTGACAATTGCTAGAAGGGGCCCAGTTTCTATAGCAGGTGGAACAATATCCATACCTGAAAATTTTGCATACCAATCAATACAGGGAGATAGGATAAAGGCGAAGAACAGCGCTAGCGCTCCGCACCAGCCAATCGCGGGTCGCCAGCCAGCAACGAATACGCTGCGATGGCTGGCTTCCTTTGCATTAACATCTAATTGTTTTTCTGCAAGCTTTTGTTGAATGCGTTGCATGATAATTTTTTTATCTAATTTCTCTTCTTCTGATGTATGAATTGAATCGATAACGGAAGCTACTTGTTTTAAAGCGCCATCTTTACCGCCTAGTAAACCAGATAGCAATCCGAATGCCATTAAATAGCTCCGATAATAACGATTACGATTATAGCTACAATAGCAGCTTTAATCCAATCCTTCATTTTCCAGTCGCTCCACTCTTTAAGGTGAGCCCATAGATCTTTTAATAGGTTCATAAAACCTCCTTTGTTAAAACAGGATTATACTATTTTAAACCTTTGAATGCTACTTTTTTAATTTGAACTTTACTACGTTGTCCTTTTGGTCCAGATCCTAAGTTTTGTGTAACTTTTGGTCCTTCCATTGTTGCACTATAAACATCAGCTATTGCAGTTTGATTTACATGGGGTCCTGCATAAGGATTCATATCTTTTGAAACTGTCATTTTAGCATTTGGATATAGAGAACCATTTATAAATTTTGGTTTTGGATTATTTAATGCCATGTTATCTCCTAGTGAATTGTTGGTTTATCTTCATCTAATTCTTGTAAAGCATGTTGAATAAATAGTAAAGTCTGGTCTTCACTATATCCTTTACCTTCAAACAATTCTTTTACTTTAACCATTAAAACTTCTGCCATAATTAAAGCTAAATGATCACTAGTTACTGTATCTTTGACAAATTTATCAAGAAGATCAAT